ACCGATCCTATCTACGCCCAAAAACTTGTTCGCTTAATGGAGCAGAATGATTGAGGGAGTTATCACTGCTGCCATTGCAGCGTTGACGGGAGTAGTTGCTCTCCATGGCAAGTTGAACCAACGTATTGGTGAAGTCGATAGCCGTATTGATCGCGTTGAACTGCGTATTGCAGAGAAGTACGTCCAACGTGAAGAGCTGTCGACTGCTCTCAAAAAGATGGAAGACCATATGGTCCGCATCGAAAACAAATTAGACCAGATCGTACTTCGCAATGGCAACTAAAAAACGCGCCACAGAAGACCAGTTCAACGAACTCCATAACCTTGTTACGTCTGAGTTTCTTGCTCGTATCAAGTCAGGAGAAGCATCGACTGCAGACCTCAAAGCTGCTTGTGACTGGCTGGCTAAGAACGACATCAGCGGCGTTGCTTACGAAGGTAACCCCCTGGATAAGTTGGCCACCATCATGCCCAAGATCGACCCTGAGCTTGTTCGTGAACGGATGCGGCGGTAATGACTAGAGACTACAAAAAAGAATACCAAGCTCGTGCTGAAGAGCTGAAGGCATACCGTCGCGCTCACCGCAAAGAAGACGCTGCTAGAGCACGAGCACGTCGTTCTATGGGGAATATCCCAGCTGGTCATGAGGTTGACCACGTGGATAACAACCCCATGAACAACAACAAAGACAACTTGAGAATCATCCCCCGTAAAGCAAACCGTGCCAAGGGAGCACGTAAGACGAACGCCAAACGGTAATGACTCCCTTACTTCCTACGCCTGATCACTATCTCCAAAACCTAATAACCATGACAAGTCCAGAAGCAAAACGGCTCTGGCGGAGAGCCATCAAAGAGCACTTCAATTGTCAATGTGTTTACTGTGGAGAAATTTATGACGCCAATGAACTCACACTCGATCATGTACGACCTAAAGCATTTGGAGGATCTGACCTTACATCCAATTTGTTACCAAGCTGTAGATCGTGTAATCAGGCAAAAGGAAGTCAAAATTGGCTCTCTTGGATGAGAGAAACTTTTGGGGAAAATCCTCATAAAGAACAGCTTATTCTATCTTGGATTAAATAATGGCTCCACGCAATAAAGCCCGTCAACAAGCTGGCAACATGAAGTCTCGCCAGCAAGCCAAACTTAATAGCCAACGCGCACAGAAAGCTCCTATCCAACCCGCTCCTCGTACTGGTCCTCGCCGTCAGCTTCCCCCCAGCACTCAAGGCCAGAACCGTGTTGGTAACTCCAGCCAACCATGGGGTGAGCGGCAGGGGTCTGGACAACGTGTTGAACCCGTGCGCGTTCGTGAAGTAGGACGCCCACAACTGCCTCCCAGCAAAACCGTTCCTGAAAACCGCCGCCTTCCTGGGATGCAAGGCCCCCAACCAGCTTCACGCCCTCAGCGTCCTGGTACCAGCCGCCCGACTCCTGATCGACGTGCAGCTGCAGAAGCTAAAGCTGCTGAAGCAGCAAAAGGTACACGTTCAACCTCTGTCAAAATTGGTGAGTTGGCCAAACGTGGCAAGATGGGGGGTGCAAAAGAAGCCGCCATTTTTGCAGCTGGAGATGCTGCTATTAATTGGTACGGCAATGCACTTCGCAAAGCGGTGCAAAAGGAGCGTAGTCAACGAGCAGCTGAGTCTGGCCAGCGTGGACGTTATGTGCCTGGTAATCAACAGGTCAAGTTTGAAAAGCCAGCACCGACCAAAAAACCTCCTGCACAGCAACCTGCTCGACCCGCAGCTGCACCCAGTCGTACCCCCTCTCCAGCACCTCGTATGAGTGCCCCGGTTCGTCGTCCCCCTGCTCCTGCCCCTATGGAAAGCAAGCAGACGGGTGATAAAGCTAAGGATATGGAGACCTGGCGGAAGGCTAACCCTGCCCTTGCCAAAGCTCTTGATGAGCGTCTTGCCAAGAAGCAGAGTGCAGCAGCTCTGCGAATCTCTGACAAGTTTAATACTAAAGCTGATATCTATAGCCCTTCTGCCAAGGTTGACGGAAGCAAGCTTGATGCCAGCAAGATTGATCAAAACAAAGTCAGTGAATACAAGCGTCGGAAGGATCGCTATTACAGCTGATCTCTAGCATTATCTGAGACCCCTCTCTAAGCCCCTGCAGCACGCCTGTGGGGGCTTTTCTATATCTACCCACCTATGGATACTTTAACAGCCCTTAGAGACGATTTTAAGCTCTTTCTACAGGCTCTCTGGGGTCAGTTAGATCTCCCCTCTCCAACCCGTGCTCAATACGCCATTGCAGACTACCTGCAGCACGGACCAAAGCGACTACAGATCCAAGCATTTCGGGGTGTTGGTAAGTCGTGGATCACAGGTGCCTTTGTGTTGTGGACCTTGTTCAACAACGCAGAGAAGAAGATCATGATCATCTCGGCTTCCAAGGAACGGGCAGACAACATGTCGATCTTCCTTCAAAAGCTGATCATTGAAACGCCGTGGCTCGTTCACCTTCGTCCTAAGTCGGATGACGCCCGTTGGTCTCGTATCTCCTTTGATGTGAACTGCAGCCCTCACCAAGCACCCTCTGTGAAGTCCGTGGGTATTACAGGTCAGCTAACTGGTTCCCGCGCAGACCTCATGATCTTGGATGACATCGAGGTGCCTGGTAACTCCATGACTGAAATGATGCGTGAGAAGCTCCTTCAACTCTGTACAGAGGCTGAATCGATCCTTACGCCTAAGAAAGACTCCCGCATCATGTACCTGGGGACTCCCCAGACCACCTTCACCATTTATCGAAAGCTTGCTGAACGCAACTACCGACCCTTTGTTTGGCCAGCACGCTACCCACTCAAAGACAAACTCTCCCAATACGAAAACCTGTTGGCTCCACAGCTGATTGAAGACGTGGAGATGGGGATTGATGAGTGGTCTCCTACCGATCCAGACCGGTTTAGCTCCAACGATCTGCTGGAACGGGAAGCATCGATGGGTCGCAGCAACTTCATGTTGCAGTTCCAACTTGATACCACGTTGAGTGATGCAGAAAAGTTCCCACTTAAGTTTCAAGACCTCATCGTTACCGCCGTTAACCCGACTCAAGCGCCGGATTCTGTTGTGTGGTGCAGTGATCCTCGTAATGTTCTCAAGGATCTGCCTACGGTTGGCTTACCGGGTGATTATTTCTACTCCCCGATGCAGCTTCAAGGAGAATGGGGTCCGTACACTGAAACGATATGCAGCGTTGACCCGTCAGGTCGAGGTACAGACGAAACAGCTGCCACCTACATAAGTCAACGCAACGGCTTCCTCTATGTCCATGAAGTCCGTGCCTACAAAGATGGCTACAGCGACAACACCCTTCTAGACATCCTTAGGGGTTGTAAGGCCTACAACGTCACCAAACTGCTGATCGAAACCAACTTTGGTGATGGCATCGTGGCTGAGCTGTTCAAGAAGCACCTACAACAGACCAAGCAAGCCATCGATGTGGAAGAGGTGCGGGCCAATGTCCGTAAAGAAGACCGCATCATCGATGCCCTGGAGCCTGTGATGAACCAACACCGCCTAATCGTGGACCGGAAGGTGGTTGAGTGGGACTACAACTCCAACAAAGACGCCCCTCCAGAAGACCGCATCCTCTACATGCTCTTCTACCAGATGTCCCGCATGTGCCGGGAAAAGGGTGCCGTCAAACACGACGACAGATTGGACTCCCTAGCTCAAGGTGTGAAGTACTTCACCGACGCCATGGGCATCTCAGCCATGGAGGTGGTCAAGCAACGCAAGCAGGAAGACTGGCAAGACCTCCTCGATAGCTGGGCTGATGACCCTCAAGCAGCCGCCAATCATATGGTGCTGGGGTTCGACCTTCACCAAAGACAACAGGCTAGGGGTAAAGCTGGAAGAGCTGGTTCTCCAACCTGGGTAAGACTCAAATAAGACTCATCTGGCACCAAGGGAGGTGGGTGATCAGGGATGTGAAGGGGGCCGGTAAGGGGTGGACTGAAAGCCCCCAGGGGGTAAGACAACCAAGATTCCTTGTTTCTCTTACCCCTTCACTACTATGCATGTCGAACGAAGTGAGACGCATAGTCCTAATTAACCTCCCCCAACGTTCATCCAGGACTCCCTGCTGAACTCTTAGTATACTAAGTATACATAGTAGTAATGATCCACCAAGTTAACCTCGTACACATCACTCCCGAAGCTGAAGAACTGATTGCCTACATGGCAAGGGTGTCTAATCCAGCCAATCAATCAAACACTGAGACCAGTGCTCGTTTGATTAAGTACCTCATTACCCACAACCATTGGTCTCCATTTGAAATGGTGAACATGTGTGTGGAGATCAATACCACCAGAGCTATTGCAGCTCAGATCCTTAGGCACAGGTCGTTCTCCTTTCAGGAGTTCAGTCAACGGTATGCCGATGTCACCACCATTGGTACTCCCATTGTCCCGTCCCTTCGTAGGCAAGACCCAACCAACCGTCAGAACAGCATTGATGATCTAGACACAGAGAAGAAACAACAGTTTATTCGACGTATTCATCAGCACTTTGCAGAGGCTGAGGATCTCTATCGAGAGATGGTGTCTACTGGTGTCGCTAAAGAGTGTGCCAGGGATGTCCTGCCTATGGCGTCTCCGTCACGCCTGTACATGAATGGCACCATCAGGTCTTGGTTGCATTACTGCGACCTTCGTACCGCTCATGGAACGCAACGGGAACACGCACAGATAGCTGGTCAAGTTCAAGACCTGCTGTATCAACACCTTCCTAATGTTTGTGAGGCTATGTGGAGTGATGACTAACCTTTCTTCTGCTTCACAAGCTGTGCTGGATGCCTACCAGTTTGCACCAATCGAAGATCACCTTACGGCTGCTGCTGTTCTAAGGGCTGTTGCGGATCAGCTTCTAATGAGCGAACCGCTTGGTGACACCGATGCTGACGCTGGGGTGTTTGCCGCGCATCACGCCATCCGCGCGCATCTCCTCGCCATCGCCGCCGAGCTGGAGCAATTTGATGAGGGAACTGAAACTGAATGAGTTCCACACACTGTATGTGACGTGGAAACAAGGCATCCCTTGGTTTGATCACCTGCTGCTTGGTCTGCTGGTCTGGATTGAACGGTGGGTGATTGATCAAAGGGTAGACACAGAGCTTGATACGGCTATTGAGCAGTTTCATGCTGAAGCTAAGAAGGTTGAGCCTGATTACGTGACTCCTATTTACACAGAAACGCTCTCAGAGGGCTCTACAAGCCTCCCTGAGATGCGTTTAACTGCTCCTTGGTATACTGGCTTCTAAATGTAATTTTAGAGGCCTTGTAGAGGCTTAGAGATGGCTTTCTAATATGTAGGCCATCAGATTGCTGACGCTTCGGCCCTCTTCGGTGCTCCTGGTCACCAGTTGTTGGTAGGTCGACCACGACAACGTGGCGGTCACACGGACTGGTTTGCGTGTCGCAATTGTTGAAAGAGCTTGCAGGTTGGCCTGGGCTCGCAAGACTTGGGTCATCAGCTCAATTCCGGTTGAGTTGGTCACGGGGTCGGTGTTGCAAGCACGCGGCCCCACCTCAATAACGTATCACAGTGATGTGAGTTGGTCTCAGAGTGCAGCAGATCTGGCTCACTTTCCGACAAAAATTTCTCAAGCCTCTATACGTCGTCCCACGGACCCACTTACCCCCGTGTGGGGTGCCCGATCCTGGGAAAAAGGCCGCGTTAGATTGAGTATCTAACGGATCGACCTAGGTTCTGGGCTGTCTGGGGTTGGATTGTCGCCTTATTGCGACTAG